TGGTAAGAGGTATCGCTATGCTCAGAAAAGTTAAACTTTATGGAGAACTAGCTGACTTTATAGGTCATAAAGAATTAGAAGCTGTTATAAATTCTACTGCTGATGCTATACGTTTTCTTGTTAGTAACTTTCCAAAGTTAGAAGAACACATGAGTCAAAGGTATTACAAGGTATTAATAGACGACTATGAGATAGAAGAGAAAGATATACAAAATCCAATAGGTAAATCAGATATAAGTATTGTTCCAGTTATATCTGGTGCTGGAGGTAATACAGGTAGGTTTTTGCTAGGAGGTTTATTAATTGGTGCGTCATTAATGTTTCCTGGCGGTGGAATGTTTGGAGGTGGCACAGGTCTAAAGATGTTTAGTGGGGCTACGAAATTTTTTACAGGAGTAGGAACATTGACAAGTGTTGTAGGTGCAAGTCTTGTGTTACAAGGTGTTTCGGATATGTTATTCCCTTTACCTGAGTTGCCTGATTTTTCAAACGAAGAAGATCCAAGAATATCATTTAGTTTTTCTGGGGTGCAAAATACATCTAGGGCTGGAACTTCTCACCCAATAGTTTATGGTGAGATAGTAACAGGGTCAGTTGTTATTTCTGCTGGTATTGACACTAATCAGGTACAAGCATGACAGATAAAATTATTAGAGGTTCTGGTGGTCCTCCTCCTCCACCTCCGAAACCAACTAGAGCACCTGATACTTTAAATAGTAGACAATTTGCTACGATTCAAGATTTATTATCTGAAGGTGAAATAGAAGGTTTTGCTACTCCATCAAAACAAGGGATTTCAAAAGGATCTATAGAATATCACAACGCATCATTAAAAGATATATTTTTAAACGATACCCCTATTCTTAACGCTAGTGCCAATAATACAAACCCTGGAACAGCAGATTTTAATTTTCAAAATGTAGGATTTACACCTCGTTTTGGAACATCAAACCAAGAGCATATTCCAGGTATTGAAAGTAGTCAATCATTAACAAATGTAGGAGTGACAGTAACTAATTCTTCCCCTGTTACTCGTCAAATAACAAATACCAATGTTGATGCTGCAAAAGTAACGATAACATTTCCACAATTACAAAAAGCTACGGATGAAGGAGATTTACTTGGTTCATCTGTTCAACTAAAAATACAGATTCAATATAATAGTGGCGGTTTCAGCGATGTAATTTCAGACACCATTACAGGTAGAACTGCTGATGCGTACCAAAAAGAATATCGTGTAAATATTAGTGGGTCATTTCCTGTAGATATTAGAGTTGTAAGAATCACAGCAGATAGCACTTCATCACAATTAGTAGATGCTTTTACTTGGACAAGTCTTGGTGAAATTGTTGATGATAAACAAAGGTATTTAAATAGTGCCTATACAAATTTAAGAATAGATTCTGAACAGTTTAGTTCTATACCAAAAAGAGCTTTTCGTATTCGTGGTGTAAAAGTAAGAATCCCTGGTGCAGGTGCAGGTGGATCTGGAACACCTTCTGTTGATTTGCAGACAGGCAGAATAATTTATCCAAGTGGCTATATCTTTAATGGAACAATGGGTGCTGCTGTTTGGTGTTCATGTCCTGCAATGATATTGCTTGACCTATTAACTACTGAAAGGTACGGATTTGGAACGCATATTACAGACAGTAACTTAGATTTATTTAGTTTTGTAGCAGCTAGTAGGTATGCAAATGAATTGGTATCAGATGGATTTGGAGGGCAGGAAGCAAGATTTAGTTGTAATGTGAATCTACAGGGATCTATGGAAGCGTATCAGTTAATAAATGAATTAGCTGGTGTTATGAGATGTTTTCCAATATGGTCTGAAGGTTCTGTAACTATCACACAAGATAAACCAACTGATCCTAGCTATTTATTTAGCTTGGCAAACGTAGGTGAAGGTGGATTTTCATATTCTGGTAGCAGCTTAAAACAAAGACATACTGTTATCTCTGTCAGCTATTTCAATATGGATAGTAGAGAAATAGATTATGAAGTTGTAGAAGATGCTGCTGCACAATCAAAACTTGGAATAGTAAAGAAAGATGTAAAAGCATTTGCCTGTACTTCTCGTGGTCAGGCTCAGAGATTAGGTAAAGCAATATTATTTAGTGAACAAAATGAATCAGAAGTGATTAGTTTTACAACATCAATAGATGCTGGTGCAATAGTAAGACCTGGATCTGTTATTTCTGTAAATGATCCTGTCCGTGGTGGAGAAAGAAGATCAGGAAGAATAAATGCAGCAACTACTACGCAGATTACTGTAGATAATACAACAGATTTAGATACTTTCACTGGAACGAATAAAAAGTGCAGCGTTATATTACCTGACGGCACAGTTGAAACTAAAAACGTAACTGGAATTGTAGGCAGTGTAATTACATTAGACTCAGCCTTATCTGCCACACCAAATGTAAATGCTATATGGTTACTGCAAAGTTCTACTTTAGAAGCACAAACATTTAGAGTTATAAGTGTTGAAGAACAAGATGGTATCAACTATGCAATAACAGCTTTAACATATATTGATGGAAAATATGCAAATATTGAACAAGGAATAAGTTTACCTGCAAGAAACATATCATTATTAAATCAACCTAAAAACCCTCCATCAAATTTACAGGCATCAGAAAGAATTGTTGTAATAAATGCTCTTGCTGTATCAAAATTAATTTTATCTTGGATCTCAGTTACAGGTGTAAGCCAATATCTTGTTCAATACAGATTTAATAATACAAACTGGGTAAGTGAAATTGTTTTTAGACCTGATTTTGAATTATTAAATACTGAAGCTGGAACTTACGAATTTAAAGTGTATTCATATAATGCTGCATTAATATTATCTGCTACATCTTCTGATCTTACTTTTAATGCTATCGGCAAAACAACACCTCCTGGCAATGTTTTAAATTTATCTATGGAACCAATTACTAATAAGTTGGTAAGACTTAGATGGACAAAAGCTGTAGATCCCGATGTTTTACATGGTGGAAGAGTTTATGTAAGGCACAGTAATTTAACTGATGGCACTGGTACGTTCCAAAATTCAGTTGATCTTGTTACTGCGTTAGCTGGTAATACTACAGATGTTGTTGTTCCTTCTTTAGACGGTGAATATATTCTTAAGTTTCAAGATGACCAAGGCAATTTTAGTACAGGAGAAGCAAGTATAATTCAAGATTTACCAGATTTAATTGATGCACAAGTTATTTTGCAGGATAGAGAGGATTTAGATAGCCCTCCATTTCAAGGAACAGATACTAATACAGAATTTAATGCTACAGCTAGTGCGTTACAACTTTCTAATCCAGCTACAAATGCAACAGGAGAATATGCTTTTAAAGATGTTTTAGATTTAGGTGCTGTATTTTCTCTTGATTTAAAAAGGGTTATACGTTCTGTTGGTTTTGTAATTGGTACAGACATAGAAACCATTATTCCTAGTGGGTCTTTTTGGGATGATTATGCTATTGATGGTAACTTTGATGGTCCAGCAGCTAATGAAGCAAACTGTCAGATACAAGTAGCTACATCACAGACAGCATCAGGTAGTTTTGGGGCGTTTAATAATTTTGCAAACGGAACATTTAAAGGTCGCAGATTTAAATTTAAATTAATTTTAGAAACAACTAACGTTTCACAAAATATGAACGTACAGCAAGCAGGTTATACAGCAGAGTTTCAATCTAGAACAGAACAGAATTATCAAACAGGAGGCACTATATCTACCGCACCACAACAATCAGGAACATCCTCATCTGGTAAAACTGTTACTTTTGGAACGCCATTTTTTACAGGAGCTACTGGTTTAGGTGGAGCAAATGCGTTTTTACCCTCTATTGGTATTACTATCCAAGATGCTGAAGCTGGAGACTTCTTTACAATTACAAATGTAAGTGGAACAGGGTTTACTTTGAAAGTAATGCAAAATAATAATTCAACTTTTGTTGATAGGTCTTTTACTTTTTCTGCTGTAGGATATGGTAAAGGGGTGTAATATGGAGAAAAGTATTCTCTAAATGAGTCAGGTATCGGACTACAATATAGCCAATGCGTCAGGTGCTTCTGTAAGGAGTGACCTTAATGCAGTATTTGATGCGATAAAAACTCTTAATAGTGGTGGTTCTGATCCAAGTAATACAGCAGCTTTTATGCCATATGTTGATACGGCAGATAGCAATAATTTAAAGATTAGAAATGCAGCTAATAATGCTTTTGTTACTGTAGGCTCTGTTGATTCTGCAAATTTAGGATTACTACCAAGGGCAGGTGGTACGATGACAGGTCAGCTTTTAGCTGATGACAGTGCAGGAGCAGGTGCTCCAGCTATAGCTTTTGATGGAGATGCAAGCACAGGAATATTTAGAGTTGGATCAAACACTATAGGTTTTGCGACTGCTGGAACTTTAAGAGTTGAGATAAGTGATAGTGGTTTGGATATGAGTAATGGGTTACCAATAAGATTTCAAGATTCCAGTGGTGCTCCTTTTGTTGCCTTAAAATCACCTTCCTCTGTTAGTGCTAATAGGACTTTTACATTACCAGCTACAACAGGAACAGCAGGGCAATTCTTATCTGTTTCCAGTTCAAATCATAGTGCCACCAATGCAGAACTTGTGTTTTCAACTGTACAAGGTGTACCAAGTGGATCTGTGTTTTGCATGGCGGTAGCTACAATTCCTTCTGGTTATTTAGAATGTAATGGTGCAGCAGTTAGCCGAGTAACGTATGCAGCTTTATTTGCTGTAATTGGTACTCAATATGGAACGGGTAATGGATCAAGCACTTTTAATCTGCCAGATTTAAGGGGTGAATTTGTAAGAGGTTTTGACAATGGAAGAGGTGCTGACAGTGGCAGATCTATTGGTAGTTCGCAAGGAGATGACAATAAACAACATAATCACGGAATTGATTTTCAAACACAAAGCCATACTTTAACTGGTAGTATACAAAAAATTTCAGAAACATTTAATAATAGTGGTATTGCTAGTGGTGTATTTAGTAAACAAAGTGGATTTAATGCAAACTTTACTCCTGGAGCACCAGATTTTAACGATACAGGTGCAGTGCATTTTAACGGAACTCATAGTCATAATGTTATTGGGTCTACACAGAACTCAGGTTCCGAATCAAGACCACGCAACATAGCTATGATGTATATAATTAAAACTTAATTATGGCAAAACCAGGTAAGCATAATTTAGAAATTTATAGAAGAGCAGATCATTCTTTTTCTGTAAATCTTAAAGATAGTAATAACAATAATGAAAATCTTACAGGAAAAACAATTTTATCTCAAATATGGGATGAAAATAGAACAACTAAATTAGCAGATGTGACTATTACAGTTGTAAGTGCTGTTGGAGGTGATATAACTTGGAAAGTAACAGATACTCAGACTACAAATATGACAGATAATATTTACAGATATGATATTTTAAAAATCGAACCGAATGGTGATCGAGAATATTTTATTAAAGGTACAATATATATGAAAGAAGGATACACAGCACAATGACAAACGTAAACATTACAGAAGATACCTATCAAGTTACGGTAACTGAAGGTGTAACTCAGGTTGTCACTGTAAAAGCACCTGGTCCTCAAGGTCCTGCTTTTGCTGATGGAACATATGGAGATATTGTTGTATCTGGTAGTGGTTCTGCTTTAACAGTTGCTAATAATGCGATAACAAATGCAAAAATAGCTAGTAATGCTGCGATTGATTTAACAAAACTTGCTACTGGAGCGTTACCAACAGCAATTACTGTTACCAGTGCAAACATATCTGACCTTAGTATTGTTAATGCCGATATAAACGCTAGTGCTGCCATTGCAGGCACAAAAATCAGTCCTAATTTTGGATCGCAAAACATAACTACAAGCGGAACTATAACAACTACAGGTAATAGTTTAACTATCTCAGGAAATAATCCAAATATTATTTTTACAGAAACTAATGCTAATCCTGATTTTAGAATAGAAGCAAATCTTGGTAGATTAAAAGTTTTAGAGGCAGGCACTAGTGCTGAAAAAATTGGTATTGATACAGATGGTCTTGATGTAACGGGCAACCTAACAGTAAGCGGAAACATGACTGTTTCTGGAACGACCACAACGATTGATACGACTACACTTACAGTTGAAGATAAAAATATTGAACTAGGCAAAGTATCAACTCCTACCGATACTACTGCTGATGGTGGTGGTATTACGTTGAAGGGTGCTACAGATAAGACGTTCCAGTGGTTAGATGCTACCGATAGCTGGACAAGTAGCGAGCATATTGCATTGCCTGATGATAAAAAGCTACAAATAGGAGCTTCTCAGGACTTACAAATATTTCACGGATCTGGTGCTACTGTTTTACAAAATTTTACTGGTCCATTACGTTTACAAAGTAACGATATACAGTTAACCAACCGTTTTAATAATGATATTTACTTTAGAGGACAAACTGATGGAGCAGTAGAACTTTATTTTGACAACAGTAAAAAGCTAGAGACTAGCAGTGCAGGGATAACAGTTACAGGAAATGTGTCAGCTACAGGATCATTAAGTGGAGATTCGTTATTTCTACAGGATAATAAAAAAATTCTTGTTGGATCAGACTCAGATTTACAAATTTATCACTCAGGTAGTAATGCTTTCATGCTTAATAGCACTGGTCAATTCATCATACGAGGAGATGATTTACAATTAAGGAGTCAATCTAATTCTAGTGAATTTTATTTAAGAGCACAAAATAATGGAGCAGTAGAACTTTACTATGACAATAGTAAAAAACTTGAGACAACTTCAACTGGAGTAATAGCAACAGGTAAGATTGAAGCTACTACTAATATGTTGATAAATAGCAATAATGGTAGTTTATTTTTTGGTTCCTCTCTCTTTTATGGTACTAATGCTGCTATAGGGATTGCTTCAAATGACGATTATCATGTAACTGGAAGTGGTGCTGGTGATCTTGTAATTGCCTCAAAAGCTGGCGAACATATAGTGTTTGGTGCAAATACAACTGGCTTAACACCAACTAAAAGATTAAGAATTACTAGGGCTGGTAATATTGAAATACCAACTGATTCAAGTAGTCAATTTATTGGTAGATTACAAATCGGTGCTAGTCAAGACATAGAAATTTATCACGACAGCATAAATAGTTATATAGAAAACAATACTAATTTTCTTCAAATTAATTCCACATCAGCAGTTTTTATAAAAGCTGGTAACGAACATTGTATTGACGCAATTCATAATGGAGCAGTTAAACTTTACTATAACAACGCTACAAAGTTTGAGACTACAGCTAATGGAGTAGCTGTTTCTAATATTCAAAATAACTCTGGTTTAGATTTAAATGGTGTTAGCAATAATACTTGTATTAGATTTATGTCCACTGGTTCTTCACCCAACCGTGGTTATAGAATTAATTTTCACAGTGGAAGTAATGTATTTAACGCACCTGCTTTAACTTTTGATAGAACAGCTACCGATGGTACTTTTGCAGCCCATCTTGCTGGCATAAGTGATGATGGTTTTCATCTTCCAGATAATTTAAAACTACATTTAGGAAGTACAGGTTCTTTTGGAGATTTACAAATTTATCACAACGGAACGGACTCTGTAATAAGAGATAATGGTACTGGTAATTTAAACTTACAAACATTAAATTCAAACATTAATGCTTATGTTAATACAAATGAACTTTCAGCATCATTTATTACTAACGGAGCAGTAGAACTTTACTATGACAACAGTAAAAAGTTTGAGACTACAAGTAGTGGCATATCAGTTACAGGTGGGATCGTAGGTTCAGCAGACGCAACCATACATGGTCATACAGTTGGTAGAGGTGCAGGGAGCCTGGCAAGGAATGTTGTTCTTGGACAGTTCACTTTGGCTTCAAATACAACTGGAAATAACAACACAGCAATTGGAGCTAATACTTTAAATCAAAACACCACAGGTTCTTCAAATACTGCAATTGGTGATTTTGCTGCTAATCAAACAACAACCGCATCAAACAATACTGCAGTAGGTAAGTCGGCATTACAACAAAACACAACTGGAACAGAAAACGTAGCTGTTGGAGTAGGTGCTTTGCAAAATAGTACGACAGCAAATCACAATACAGCGGTGGGAAGATTTGCACTACTGGATAATACTACTGGTTCACAAAATACGGCTATTGGTGAACTAGCTTTAGGAAATAATACCACTGCGAGTAATAACACAGCTTTAGGCAGAAATGCATTAGGTGCAAACACAACTGGAGCTAATAATATAGGTCTTGGTCAAGGGAGTTTAGCATCAAACACAACTGCAAGTAATAACGTAGCTGTAGGTGACAGTGCATTAACAGCAAATACAACTGGTGGTAGTAATACTGCTGTTGGAGCTGATGCTTTACGTTCAAATACAACTGCTTTTGCTAATACTGCCGTAGGACAATTTGCTTTACGAACTAATACCACTGGTCAAAACAATACTGCTGTTGGAGCAACAGGGCCATTACAATTTAATACCTCTGGAGGTAATAATACTGCGGTTGGTAATGGTGCAATGAACCAAAACACAACTGGTCAATTTAACACAGCCGTAGGTGCTACTTCTTTAGATAGAAATACCACTGGCTCTGGTAACTCAGCATTTGGACACAACTCATTAACACAAAACCTAACAGGATATAACAACACTGGTTTAGGTCAAGAAGCACTTAGACAAAATACTGAAGGATTTGAAAATACTTCTGTAGGTAGAGCTTCTATGGAAGAAAATACCACAGGAGATCATAACGTAGCTGTAGGTAATAAAGCACTTCAAAAAAATACAACAGCAGATGACAATACAGCAGTTGGAAATTTTGCTTTAAACTTAAACACAACTGGACTAAATAACGTAGCGGTTGGTAGTAATGCTTTATTAGCAAACACTACTGCAAGTAATAATATTGCCGTTGGATATCAAACTTTATCGTCAAACACAACAGGCACACTTAATACTGCTATAGGTGGTGATTCGATGAGAGAAAACACCACAGGTGGCGAAAATGTTGCTGTTGGAAGTGGTGCGTTATTGTTAAATACCACTGCAAGTAGTAATACTGCCGTAGGTAGATTAGCTTTAGGAGCAAACACAACCGCAAGTAACAATACTGCTGTTGGCTTTGAAGCTTTAAAAGTAAACACAACTGGTGCAGGAAATACCGCAGTAGGAGCTAATTCTTTAGATGCTAATACTACAGGGGTATTTAATGTTGCAATGGGCAACTCGGCTTTAGGTGCTAATACAACTGGTGTGGCAAATGTAGCTATAGGTTATAATTCTTTAGATGCAAACACAACTGCTCAACAAAATACCGCAGTAGGCTACGAAAGTTTAGGATCAAATACAACTGGAGCAAATAACTCAGCGTTTGGTGCTTTAGCTGTAGATGCTAATACCACTGGAAATAATAATTCTGGATTTGGTTTTAATGCTTTAGGAGCAAACACAAGTGGAAATGGAAATACAGCTTTAGGTGCTTCAACTTTATATACAAACACCACAGGAATTTACAACACTGCCGTAGGTTCTAATGCATTAGCATTGAATACAGCAAGCAATAATACAGCTGTAGGTTATGTAGCTTTAACAGCAAACACAACTGGTACGGCTAATATAGGCGTAGGAAACTATACACTAGACGCAAATACAACTGGATCTTATAACACAGCTATAGGTTATACAGCCTTAACAAATAATACAACAGCCTCGAATAACGTAGCTGTTGGTAGGCAGTCACTAGAAGATACTACTACTGGAGATGCTAATACTGCCATTGGTAATTTTAGCGGCAAGCAAAATACAACAGGAACTTACTTAACTGCTGTTGGCTACCAGGCTGGAGAAAATAATACAACAGGTGCCAGCAACACTGCTGTTGGTAGAAGAGCTTTAATGTCTAGTACCACCGCAGATAATAACACTGCTGTTGGTGCGTTAGCTTTAGATCAAAACACAACTGGAACTCAAAACGTAGCTTTAGGTAAAGATTCTTTAGCAGCAAATACAACGGCTAATTATAATACTGCTATAGGTACTGTTTGTTTAAGATCGAATACAACTGGAACTAGAAACACAGGTCTTGGTAGAGGTGTTTTAGAGTTTAATTCTACAGCAAATGATAATACTGCTGTTGGTTATGGAGCTTTACAAGTTAATACAACTGGAAGACAAAACGTAGCTGTAGGTTCTCTTGCGTTAGACGCTAATACTACCGCACAAAATAATGTAGCGGTTGGTTTTCAAGCTTTGACTTCTAATACCACTGGTGAGTCTAATACTGCTCTAGGTATGAACGCTTTATATAGTATCACAACTGCTGATGACAATACGGCAGTTGGTAGAAGTGCCGCATCAAATACAACTGGAGCAGCTAATACAGTCGTAGGAAGAGATGCGTTAAAAATGAACACAACTGGAGCAAGCAATGTAGTTATAGGAGCTTATGCTTTAGATGCAAATACTACTGCTAATAATTCCGTTGCTGTTGGTTATCAAGCTCTTACAACAAACACTACAGGGTCTAGAAACGTAGCTGTTGGTTCAATGAGTTTAGAGCAAAATACAACTGGTGCTAATAATATTGCCATGGGTTATCAAGCCCTGGAAAACAATACAACTGGTAATTATAATGTTAGTTTAGGATATAAATCACTTGAAGCAAACAACACAGATAATAATACAGCAGTAGGTTTTGAAGCATTAAAAGCAAACACAACTGGAACTGGAAACGTAGCAGTAGGAACAAATGCACTTGATGCAAATACTACTGGTAATTCATCTACAGCAGTAGGTTTTAATTGTTTAACTACAAATACTATTGGAGCTTGTACTGCGGTTGGTAAAGATGCTTTAAAATTCAACACAACTGGAACTGCGAACACTGCCATAGGTGTTGCTTCTTTAGATGCAAGTACTACAGCTAGTTATAATACTGCTGTTGGTAATTCTTCTTTATCCGCAAACACCAGTGGTTCACAGAACACTGCGATAGGACATGATTCTTTAAACGATAATACTACAGGTGATTTCAACATAGCTATGGGATCAAATGCCCTGGCGAAAAATACTACAGGCGATGAAAATACTGCTCTTGGTACAGGAGCATTATTGTCAAATACTACCGCAAGCAACAATACAGCCGTTGGAAGATCAGCTTTATATTCAAACACAACTGGAACAGATAATGTAGCGGTAGGTGCAGATAGTTTAGATGCAAATACTACAGGACAAGGTAATAATGCTATTGGTAGAAATGCTCTTGGAGTAAATACTACAGGTAGTTATAACCAGGCTATAGGTCGTGAATGTTTAGATGCAAATACTTCAGGAGAGATGAATGTTGCTGTTGGTCATGCTTCTTTAAGTGATAACACGACAGGTAGTAGAAATGTTGCTATTGGTTTTGATGCTTTAAATGATAATACTATTTCAAGTGATAATACTGCTGTTGGACATAACGCATTAAAATTAAACACTGCTGGCAACAATACTGCGTTAGGTAGATCAGCATTAGCAGTAAACACAACTGGAACTTTTAATGTAGCTTTAGGTTCTTTAAGTTTAGATGCAAATACTACAGGACAAAATAATACTGGTATAGGTTATGAATCTTTAACATCGAATACAACAGGCCATGATAATACTGCTGTTGGTATGAGATCAATGAGATTGACTACAACTGGGATTGAAAATACAGCTTTAGGTACAAGTAGTTTACAACACAACACTTCTGGTGATAGCAATACTGCTATAGGAAGATTAGCTTTACAACAAAACACTACAGCAAATAACAATACAGCAGTTGGTAGGGCGGTATTACAACAAACCACAACTGGACAAAGTAATTCTGCACTTGGTGTTAATGCTTTAGGTTCAACTACAACTGGACGTAACAACGTAGCTGTGGGTCTTGCTAGTTTGTATACTAATACAACTGGTAGAGATAATACTGCCGTAGGTTTAGATGCGTTAGCATATAGCACAACTGGAGAAGATAATACAGGACTTGGGTATCAAGCAGGTGATAATATCACAACTGGTTCAAATAATACTGTTATTGGTAATGCTGCTGATGCTTCTTCTGCAACTGTTAGTAATGAAATTACGCTTGGTAATAGCAATATATCTGCTTTAAGATGTCAAGTAGCTCTTACTGTTTTATCTGACGAGCGTGATAAAACTGATATTGTAGATTTGCCTGTAGGTTTAGACTTTATAAATAGTCTTTTACCTCGTAAGTTTAAATGGCAAACAAGAGAAGGAACGGTTAAAGATGGTTCTGTAAGAGCTGGCTTTATTGCACAAGAATTACAAAAAGCACAAAAAGGTTCTGAATTTTTAGATTTAGTTTATGAAAGTAACCCAGATAAACTAGAAGCAACATACGGTAATTTAATTCCTGTTTTAGTAAAAGCTATACAGGAGTTATCCGTAAAAGTCAAAACCCTCGAAGCAGGGTAAACTGTAAACAACTACCTTTTTTAACATCATGGAAGAAAGAACTGCTGACGAAGTAGCACAAATTTTTAAAGCTGCTGGCGATAGCGTAACTGTTATTAACACTGCAAAGACATCAGATGAAACTGATGCTGAATATAAAGACAAGATCAAGCGTAATGTAGAGCATCTTGAAATTATCAAGGCATACAAAAAAGAAGATGAAACTACATCTATTTGGACTAGCGAAGATTTTACTGCTATCGACAAGGCTATCACTGACGGCAAAAAAGTTTATTCGTAATATCTAGAACAGACAAAGACTTGACGTATTGGTATTATTGAAATAATTACAAATTTTTTATGTCAGCTTTATCTGAAAGATGCGAACAACGTAAAGCAGAAGCACAAGCTCTTGCTGAAAAGTACAACGCAGGTATTGAAGAAGCACAAAAGCTAAACAATGCAAATGCACAACTTCTTGAACAGTTTAAAGTAGCTAATGCTAAGTATGCAGAGCTAATGGAACTTGTAAAAGAAGAAGAAGGAGTAGAGCAAACTACAGCAGAAGTAGTAGAGTAACAGTAAAAATTCAACTTAAGTTATCATGGCTATCACTTACACCTGGGAAATTAACGGCACTGCTTGTAAAAGAGATGTTGCCGATGGTTACTTTACCAATGTTGTCTATCGAGTAAAAGGAATGGATGGCACAGAAGAAAAGGCAAGACGTACAGGCGAAATAACTTACGTCAAACCTGAGTCATTACCATCTGGATTTATTGCTTTTGACGAATCCAAAAAGACACCAGACAGTGCAACCATGATAACTTGGGTTAAAGATGCACTTGGAACGGATGCTGTTACTGCTTTAGAATCTGAACTAAAAGCAGAAATTGATCTTATAAATACACCAGTACAAGCTACTGGAGTTGCATTTTAATTAGATTTTTCTAACATCTGACGTTGTATTATTCCCAATGTGACGTATAGAGGTGATAGACCTATAATTAACAATAATACGGCTATGCTCATAACCGACATAGCCTTTAAAATTGCAAATTTTATCATTTGTAATGGTAGCTTCCATGAGTGGTGGGGCGTACTTTGGTTACAAGTATGTAACTTCAGAACAGTTTAAGGCAAAGGTAATGAATCAGATTCTTGATAATGTATCTGGAATGATGCCTAAAGTATTAGATCAGGGTTTACCAAAAGTAACTGGTCCATCAATGCCTATCGTAAAGTAATAGATGAAAGTAATTGATAATTTTTTGCCTGAAGAAGAATTTAAATTAGTTCAAGCTCTAATGATGGATTATGGCTTTCCCTGGTTTTATAATGATTCAGTAACTAAAGACCCTTATCCGCAAAATTGTAAAGAGTTTCAATTCGTACATTTATTTTATAACCCGTTGTGTGGCATGGTAAGTGAATACCCACGATGGAAAGATATAGTCAAACCTTATGCAGACAGATTAGTTAGCACTGCAATATTAAGAATTAAAGCAAACTTAAATATTGCAACAAAAGAGTTTATAACAAGAGAATTTCATACAGATTTTAATATTAAATGTAAAACAGCAGTAATTTATATTAATACCAATAATGGTTATACACTTTTTGAAGATGGTAAAAAAGTAGAGAGTGTAGAAAATAGAGTAGTTATTTTTGATTCACATATGCGACACGCAGGAATACCCTGTACAGATGAAAAGAGAAGAGTAGTTATTAACTTTAATTTTATTTAAAATGAACTGTTGGCATTGTAAAACTGAACTTATTTGGGGTGGAGATCATAGTTTAGATGGTGAAGATTATCCATTAAGGTCTGGAGAATATAGTATGGTAACTAACTTATCTTGTCCTAAATGTTATTCATTTGTAGAGGTCTATTTACCAAGAAATGCCTACGATTAAACTGCCTGAGATAACAATACCGACTATTGATATACCAGATGCTCCATATTTTATAAAACATAAATTAGAAGGCAAAATACCAGGTTGTAACTTATATCACAGAGATTTAGAAACTACACGCAATCCTTCTTTGCTTATTGCAGATCCTAATGGAACGTATACTGTATGCCCTGAAGGTCAGATACCTTCGTATAATCCCATGCGATACGATCCAAATGAAATTATCTATACAGAAGAAACGCCAGCTTCGACACCTCAACGCACACAAGAAACTAAAAACAAAACTATTAAGCCGAAAGAAGATAAGAGGCTAGAGATAGAACCCTGCCCTGGTAAAAAAGATTTAAGAATAGGAAGTTTTGTTAATGAAAAGCGTTTGGAGCGTGTAAAAGGTTATAAAAGGGGAGAAGATGGGATTGAATGTATTACTCTTTATGAAGACGTACCCTTCAAAGATCAATACATACCTAATCCTCCACAGCTTGTTAGTACTGCTGTTATTGCTACTGTTGCTGCCACTACTCCATTACTCCTTAATGTTGTCAAACCCTTAGTAAAAAATATTATAAAAAAGCTTACAAAGAAGAAAAAAGATGTAGAATAATTATCCGTAGATGAGTTTAATACCCGTGACTTATCTACTGGGTTAATTTGTGAGTGTGCGGTACCACTTGATTAGGTATCGTTGTTAATACTACGTTTTTACAGCTTATAGCATCTTCTCCTATCAGCTTTACACCTAGCTTAAACTGCTCTGCACATACCTTCATTCGTGCCAGATTAGCTTCTAGTTTTGCTTTCTGTAATGCAAACTCTTGTCCTTTGATTTGAGTTTCAGCAGCTTTTAAACAAGC